TGGTTTACAATTTACGCAAGTGTTAAAGATTGCCAGAAGAATGGTTTAAAATCTTTTACAAATAAAATTATAGATTTAGTAAAGGCAGAAGTTAAATGACTGATGGTTGGGTAAGTATATATCGCCAAATATTTGATAATAAAGATTTAAAAGACAATAATCATTTATTGATATTTATTTATATGGTGGTTCATGCAAGTCATAAACCAACCATTGTAACTTACAGAAGAAAACGAGTTGTATTAAAACGTGGACAATTAACTGTTTCATTAAGAGATTTATGTAAGAGATTTAATCTTACAGAACGTAAGGTTAGAACTATTTTAAGGAATTTAGAAACGACACAGTCGCTGACACACACTTTATTTAAACAATTATCTGTTTATACCATTGTAAATTATAACAAATTTCAAGATAATGACTTGAGTGAAGTTAAGATAATTGACACACAAAACGACAGACAGAACAATAAATATACTAATATACTATATAGTAGTAAAAAAAATGATAAGAGTCTTAGCAGTATGACTGATAAACCTAAGAAAATTACCATACCTTTGTTGCAAGACTTAAAAACCAAGATCATTGAGAAACCCAAAGAGAAAAACGAATGGGAGATTGGAAAAGAACGACTTGACGCACAAGACTATGAAAAATGGGTTCTGCACAAACTAAACTCTTGAAATTAAAGAACTAATCTTTATAATACACGCACTAATTAGGTAAAAGCATGGGTGGTGAAAGCCCACCCTTTAAAAATTATATATTTACATAATCCCAAAATAACTTTACTGATTCGGAATTAACTAAACGGAGAATGTAGTTATGGACAAGACCCTAGAACAAATCCTAAAGCTTTTAGATAAAGCTGATGATCTTAATGCTAAGATCAGGGACAAAGTAGAAGCTTCACTTGATGAATACGAGAATGAATCAGATGATGAGTTTGACGACTCAGATGACGAGGAGTTTGAAGATTCAGACGAAGATTCTGACGAGGAATAAATCTAATTAGATAAGCTGTAAAGCTGGAAGGTTATCAAACCTTAAAAATCAATGTATACTAAAATACTAAGCATCAAGCTTTGGGACTATACAGTCATTTTGTTATTTTTAATGATGGTGTTTTTAATTGGAACATTTTTTCCAAACGATCACACTAAAGACAAAATAAGACAAAGCACTATTGATGAAATTAGGAAGATAGGTTTCTTTGAACCTAAAGTAGATAACACTTCATCAGATAAGTTTATAGCCAGTATGCAGAAATGTATTGCTTACATAAACTTGGACTTACACAAAGATCAACATATACCAACATCATTAATTATTGCACAAAGCATAGTTGAAAGTAACTTCGGTACTTCAAGATTTGCTAAGGAAGGCAATAATTTATTTGGTGTTAGAGTATGGTCTAAGGAAGGTATGTTGCCATTATTACAAGACCCATCAATTAACTGGAGAGTAAAAACATATAAATCTAAATGCCAATCAGTAAGACATTACATAAGCACTTTGAACAATAATCATCATTACCAAGAGTTTAGACAAACAAGAAATAGAACAAAAGACCCTATTAAATTAGCTGATACATTAGATAATTTTAGCACTAGCAAAGAATACACAAATCATGTTAAGCAGGTATTAATTAAATACAAAGGAAAAATATAATGGGCATTACCACAAGCAACTCAGTATCTGTTCTTTATACAAACAAAGTTAAGACCAAAGGCACTTATAGAGTTTATAAACCTAAACCATTAAAGATGCCAAAGAAAAAGAAATGAAGAAACCTATTTATTTAACTAAAAGACCATCAAGACTTGGCAAACCAAAACCATTTAATACTAAAACTAAAGCTTATAAAACTGCAAGACGATCAGCAGGTCAAAAGTTCGGCAAGAAAAACAGCTTTGTTAAAAACCTTTACATAGCAAAGAAGCTTAAAAGAAAATGAGTTTACCTAACGAGATAGTCTTTGGAAGCAGACTGATTAAGTTAGATTACATTGACCACGAGGTAGCATCTAAGAAAAAGATATTCGGTGAATTTGACTGCGACAACAACAGACTAACCATAGACAAATCATTAGATAATATTCAGATGACTAACACATTACTCCATGAACTTTTACACATGATACATGACGAATATAAACTAGATTTACCATTAAAAGCTGAAGAAGTAGTATGCAATAGTATAGCTAATGGAATCTGCCATGTACTATACCAAAACCAGAATCTACTAGAGTTCCTTTACAAATCGTTAAAAAAAGCTTAATAGAACATTTAACGAACATAGTCGGTTAATATGGGTAAAGATATACTAGTAATAGATAAAAAAGATGGTAGGGGGAGACCCATTTTTGACTTCTCACCCAAAATATTAGATCAGATAAAAGACTTAGCCAGTTATATGTGTAGTAAGCAAGAAATAGCCAAAATCATTGGTTGTTCAGAATCAACACTACAAAGAAATCAATTAGCACAAGAAGCTTATGAACTAGGGGTTGCACAAGCAAAAAAGAACATTAGAAAAACCCAATTTGATATTGCTACTAAACTTAATTCCAGTATTATGGCTATGTGGTTAGGCAAAGTTTATCTTGGACAAACCGATAAGATACAAAACACTGACGACAATGTTCCTTTGCCAATCTATGACATCATAGAACACGAAGAACCAAAAGAAGTTATAGAGTTGAAGGAGATTGCAGATGGCAAGTAAATGCTTATTTTGTAAAAGAGAAATGAATAACAAACTTGAACAACATATTAAAGCTTGTCATAAGTGTATAGTTGATTTGCTTATGAAGAAGCATAACTTAAAAGTTAAGAAACAAGCACCAGTAAAATTTAGTTTAAAAAAGTATGAGTAAATTTAGTCTTAGAAAATCTGACAAGAACCCAAGAGGTGGATTAACTTCTTCTGGTAGAGCAAGATACAATCGTGCTACTGGAAGCAATCTAAGACCACCAGTTAAATCAAGACCAGATACTTTAACAGAATATAGACGCAAAGGTTCGTTCTTAGTTAGAATGGGAAGTAGTCAGGGTAGATTGTTTGATACTAAGGGTCGTAAGACTAGACTTAAGCTGTCATTAGAAGCTTGGGGTTATAGAGGTAAAAGCAAATCTGAAGCAGTAGCTTTAGGTAGAAGATATTTAAAAACTTATCAAAATAGAAAGAAATAGGAAGTGGAACAAATGTGTGGTCGTAAGAAACCTAAGATGCTAGATAAAAGTTTGCGAGGAACAAACGATCTTGAAGTAGTTATTTATAATCTTAAAAAAGAAATAGACAGATTAAACGAGGAAGTACAAGCTAAAGAAATATACATTAAAAAACTAGAGAACGAATTAGATAAAAGCATAAGATCGGACAACTAAATGATTAATGTCTTTATCGGATATGACAGCAAAGAGAAAATAGCTTACCACATACTTAGCGAAAGCATACTAAGACATAGTTCAGTACCAGTTAGATTCATACCACTTTATCTGCCAAACCTAAGAGACTCATTCACAAGACCAAGAAATACTTTATCATCTACTGAGTTCTCATTTAGTAGATTTATAGTTCCTTACCTTATGAACTATGATGGTTGGGCATTATTCCTAGATTGCGATATGCTGTTTAAAGCAGACATCAAAGAACTATGGGATTTAAGAAATGATGATTATGCAGTTATGGTTTGTCAGCATGATTACATACCTAAGCATCTATCTAAGTTCGGCAATCAAATACAAACTGTTTATGAAAAAAAGAACTGGTCTAGTTTAATGCTAATGAACACAGCTAAATGTAAACAGCTTACAAAAGAATATGTTGATACTGCATCAGGATTAGAACTTCATCAATTCAAATGGACTGATAAGGTTGGTGGCTTACCTTTAGAATGGAATTGGTTAGTTGGCGAATACCCACATAACACAGAAGCTAAGAACATACACTTTACAGAAGGTGGTTGTTACTTTGAGAAATACCAAGACTGCGATTACTCATCTGACTGGTTTAACATCTACACTAATACAGTTAAGATTCAGTTATGAACTTTATAACTGGAAGCGATAAAGAACATGAAGATATACTTAAATGGTTTATCGGCACATACAACAAACATCTAACTAATAAACTTTACATAGCTGACTTTGGATTAGAGAACAGTTACCCTAATTGCATATCTTACAAACCTTTAATGAAAGCTTGGTACTACAAACCAAGAATGATGTTAGAAACTTTAGAGAAACAAATATGCTGGATTGATAGCGACATAGAAATACTTACTGACATATCAGATGTCTTTGAACTATCACAAGGGTATGATATTGCTGTTACTGAAGATTGGTGCAATAGACATAATCACTTTGCATCAGGTTTAGTTGTTTGTAACAATCAAGATTTCTTACAAGAGTGGAAGTTAGAATGTGAAAAGTTCTTAACTTATGGAGATCAGGAGTGTTTAAACAAGATTGCACATAAGTACAAAGTTTTAACCTTACCTAGAGAATATCAATGGCTTAGACTTGCAGAAACAAATAACAATATCAAAACAATACATTGGACTGGAAAAGATGGAAAAGCAATTATTAGAAAAAAGATTAGAGAGTATTCATAGAAACGAGAACATAATATCAGTACCAGTTAATAAGGTTAAATATTGTTGCCAGATAGATAGACAAGAAGGTGATAAGAATTGGAATCAAGTTTTAATCTATTCAATCAAAGACTATAAATACATTAATGATGTATTACAAAGACGTAAAATAAAAACATTAGACCAAGCACATTTACTATACAACCCAGTTATTTTATTAGCAGAAGCCAATCAGCTTATTTGTATCTATGGCAATAGAAGAATAAAAACAGCAATAGAAAATGGTTACACACATATAGACGCATTAGTTTATGAAGATTTAATTAAAGCTAGAGAAGTAGGTTCTAATATAGCATCAACATATAAAAACGTGGGCAAAGATAAGGCAGATGCTTTACTTTTAGACAGAACTGCAATAACTAAAATAGACAAATATATTATGCCTGACGAACCACAAATTATAAACGAATACGCAACACACCAACAAATACTAATTAAAGAAGCATTATCTTGTAATGGAGACATACTAGAAACTGGTTGTGGTTATTATTCTACACCTTTGCTTTTAGAGATAGCTAAACAAAAGGGAGTTAAGTTAGTTAGTATGGTAGAGAATATAGATTGGGCTAGAAGATTTGATTATCTTGCTTGTGATAACTACGTACAGTTGCACGTTAAGTTTAATAATGAACTATTTATAAACCAGAATTATGGTATGTGCTTTTTAGATCACGAACAATTTGTAAGAGATAGAATTAAACATCTTAACAACATATTAAAACATACTGATAAAGTTGTAGTGCATGATGCAGATAGAATAGATACTTTTGCTTTCCTGCATAAACCACATACGATTGAAATGTTTAAACAATTTAAACCACACACAGCAGTTATTAGAAATGTCTAATCTTTACGATATATATTTAGAACAAGCAAAGCAGTATCACAAAGACGATAACAAGTGGCAAGGAATAGCTTTAAAAAAGTTTATACCAGCTATTAACCAAATCATTAAAGACAAAGGCATTGAATCAATATTAGACTATGGTTGTGGCAAAGCAAAATACCACCCTGAAGAATGGAACGCAACTAAGTATGACCCTGCTGTACCTGAGTACCAAAACAAACCTACTGATAAGTTTGATCTAGTTATTTCAACAGATGTATTAGAACACATACCAGTTGATAATCTTAAAGATGCTATTGATGAGATATTTAGCTACTCAAAGAAGTGGGTATTTATTTCTGTATGTTGTAGGAAAGCCATAGCAATACTTCCAAATGGTTATAATGCTCATGCAACTATTGAATCAGCTAAATGGTGGAGAGAACTATTTAAACCTTACAAAAACTATACACTAGAGTTTTCAGAATAATGTTTAATCCTTACGAATACTTTAAAGGCAAGAATGTTTTACTAATTGGTAATGGTGAAAAAATAAATCAAATAGATTACAGCAAATACAATTCAATAGTTAGAATGAATCTTGGAGTTCAAGACAAACCTTGTGATGTATGGATTAACAACCTAGTTTATGAGGGACACAATAAGCTTAAAGAGATTCCACAGATTAGATGTATTGTAAGATTAAACTTTGAAAAAGATGGTAAGAGAGCAGAACGTATGCCTGATTGGGTTAAGAAAAAAGCTTGGTTATGGAATAGCTTTGATTATAGTCAAATGACAATTAGGTATAACTATTACAGACCAACTACTGGCTTTGTTGCAATCTATTGGTTACTTAATCATTGTCAATGCAAAGTAACTATTACAGGATTTGATTTCTTTAAAACTAAGAACAGATATACAATGGAAGAAGTACAACACATTGGAACTAATAAAGGTTATAACCATGATGTTAAATTGGAAGAAGAAGTTATTACTAAACTTATTCAAAGAGGAATTATAAATGCCATTTAGTAAACCACAACTAGACGTATATACTTGTCCAAAAAGATTTAGAGTTCTTATTACAGGAAGAAGATTCGGCAAGACACACTTAGCCATGTACGAACTACTTAGATTTGCAAGTAGAAAACCTAACTCAAAGATATTCTAT